CCAAGATCCAAAGTGGTTGAGGCGGTTGAAGCGCCAGCAGTTGGTGAAATGCCGCTTGGCCCCCGCATCGAGTTAGCGCCAGAAGCTGAAGCACCGCAACCTGTCAAACCAGCGCCTGTCAGTGAGGCAGAACTTGAAACATTGGCTGCGGCTAGAGAGGCTGAGATAGGCACACCGCGTGAGGTGCCATCGCCATCAGCGGCGCAACTAGAGGCTGGGCTGGTTAAAGGCCCGGTCAACACCCGCTTTTATGATGATGATGGTCTGGCGGCTACAATACAAGCCACAGCAAAAGCCGTGGATGACGGCGCACTCATTGCAATAAAACCAAGAACTATTGGCGAGATTTACGATGCTGCCATAGAGGCTGGCACTCCAAAAGAAAATTTGGACGCTATATTTGGTGGCCAGCCAATGTCCACCCCCATTGGCAATGATCAACTCAACCAGCGTATGGCCGGCCTCGTTTTGCTTGAAAGGGCAAGCGCGGAAAGGGTTGATGAGTATTTGCGGCTGGCGGCAAGAAATGAACTTGACGATGCCGGCAAGCTAGAGGCCCGGGAAGCTATTGCGCAGCACAATGTTATAATGGCAGAACTTGCTGGCGCAAAAACTGACATAGCGCGTTCAATGAATGTGTTTAAGGGGATCCAAGGCCAACGCGCTGGTGTGAGCATCAATGAAATGCGTGCCGCGCTTGATAACCTTGGTGGTGACGATCAACTGCGTTTGCTGGCTGAGACATACAACAGCACAAACAGCAAGGCCGCACGCAACGCTTTGCTGCGTAACAGCGTCAGGCGCAAGGCTTATGAATCTATGGTCTATATGGCGCAGTCGGTCATGCTGAACGATTACACCACCCATATGTACAACGCCGCCGGCAACGCACTGATGCAGTTCTTAGATGTGCCTGAACGTATGGGCGCAGTTGCTGTAGCGCCTTTGCGAAAGGGGCTTGAGGCGCTTGTTGGTAAGGCCAACCCAGATCAATACTATGGTGCAGATATCTATGCGCGGCTGTCTGGCATTCGCAATGGATTGGTCGATGGTTGGGGCATGATGGGCCGCAAGTTTGTGGAGGCTGGCGCGGCGAAGGATGCGCCACGCGATCCGCTGCGTGCAGAATATTGGGCGGGTGCGCCTTACAGAATACCGTTCACCAAGCAAATTAGGGAGTTCCCTGATCTTACAGACACCGCACTTGGCAAAGCATTTAATGGGATGGGGCTTGTTTACAGCCTGCCATTTAGAGCGCTTGGTGCCGCCGATGAGTTTTTTGCCGGGGTTGCCCAGCGGGTGCAGTTGCATGAAGAGGCTGCGCGTCTTGGCGGTGAGGTGTTTGACCAAACATTTGCAGATCTGATCGCACGCGGCGCAGAAGAAAAAACGGCTCACGCGCAAGCTATAGAAGCTGGCCAACGTGCCGTGCAAAAATTATTGTCTGAGCGCCCGGCAGATGTCGAGGCGTCTGTTCAGGCTTGGCGCAAGCAAGCCACGTTGCAGGACGATCTCGACAGAGAACTGCCTATGGCTGGCATCTATGCCGGCGCAAACAAACTGATGAACAAATGGTACATCAAGCCGCTTGCGCCGTTTTCCAAAACCTTAACAAACATTGCCAATGAGGGCGCGGCTAGATCTGGGCCGCTTGCGTTGTTGTCTGCGCGTTTTTGGAGTGACTGGCAAAAGGGTGGGCGTCATCGTGATCTAGCTATTAGCCGGCTTGCGCTTGGTGGCGCTATGATATGGGCAGGCTATGAGGTAGCAGGGCGGGGCAGGGTCACAGGCGCTGGCCCCGGCGACACAGGCCAGAGAAACGATTTGAAAAGCAGGGGCTGGCGCGAGTTCTCGCTCCGGGTTGGAAAGGATGAGGTTCCATCCGATCTTGTGTCGCAGCTTAGAGAAATCATCGGCGAGGAAAATTTTGGTGACGGCACTGGCGAGGACTTTGGCGACAGCTACTTTATCCCGCTCAATCGCCTTGAGCCGGCAAACATGCCCTTTTTGATGGGCGCTGCTATTGCTGATGCAGTTAAGTATGACGGCTACGATCCAGATAACACAATGTTTGACACTGCATTTAGCGCTGGTATGGCTGGTGTTTCTGAATACGCCACATCTATACCGACAATGCAAACATTCTCAGAGATGATGGCAATTGCCGGATACAGGCAAGAGACAGCCGGCGATCGTGGCATGAAAATATGGAATGCTTTTGTGAAGCGGTATTCCAGCTTTTACATCAATGCCATCCCGATTGCCGGCATGAGTAACAGCACGATGGCATCGCGCATTGAGAGGGCCATTGATCCGACCGTCAGAGATGTCGGCGTGGGTGATGAGTATCATCCGGCATTGGCTGGCTTTGGTGAGGCTATGAATAGATGGCGCTCTCGCATCCCATACTATTCGACCGGGTTGCCGGCGAAGCTGGACAAGTGGGGCAATGAAATCGGCATGTCAGAAAACTCTGCTTGGATCCCGCTCACCGTATCAAAGGGTGAGAGCAATGAGGTGCTTGAGTTTTTGGATGCTATTCAATACTCGCCGCCAGAAGTGCCACGCGCCATTGATGGCGTCAAAATACCATCAGATATTAAAAAGCGGTTTGCTGAATTGTACTCAAAACAAATTATGATTGATGGCATGAGCCTCGAAGAGAACATCAAGTCAACTATGGGCGAAATGATGGAAGAGTACAAAGTGGAAGGCATATATGGCAGTGATGTGCCTATAGGCGACATGCGTTCAATGGTCGCTAACATAGTTGGCCAATACCGCAAGATTGCAAAGGCGCGAATGTTTGGGGCTATCCAAGAAGATCCGATGAACCCCGGAAGATATGAGTATTCACTGACGCCAGAAGATCTGTCGGATTATGGCCTCGATGATATGCGGATTGAGTTCCCTGCATTTGCCGAAATGCTGGCAATTGCAAAAAACAAAAAGAGATACCCAAGGCTGGCGGCTCCAGCTAAACCCACCTTACAAGGGATCTTGGATTAGTGTATAATGCACACAACAAAATGAGGCACAGAGATGGCTGACTACAACATTAATGCAATCACGCGCCGGGTCGTGTTCACTGGTTCAGCCGGGCTTGGGCCATACGCCTTCACGTTTGAGGTGTTGGACGAGAACGATGTTGCGGTGTATTTCAACACCACGCTGCTGACGCTGACCACAGACTACACTGTGACGATCAACGCCAATGGCACCGGCTCAGTGACGATTGTGACCGGCAGTTCTGTACCATCAACGCCAACTGCGTCTGACAGCATCATCATCGTTGGCGCACGCGACATCGAGCGCGTAACCGACTTTGTGACAGCGGGTGATCTGCTGGCATCCAGCCTCAATGAGCAGCTTGATGCGCTCACCATCTTTGATCAGCAGCTTGCCGAAGAGAATGCCAGGACGCTGCGTGCGCCTGTTTACGACCCGGCCCTTGTGGCTGATGGCGGCACGCTGGACATGACACTGCCTGCCAAGGCGGCGCGTGCTGGTAAGTACCTCCAGTTTAACAGCACCACCGGCAACCCAGAGGCCGGGCCTGACAGCACCGATGTGACGGCGTTGGCTGACATCGCCACCGATATTGCTACGCTGGCAGACATCGAGGACGGCACCGATGCGACTGATGCCATTCAGACAGTGGCCGGGATCTCAGCCAACGTCACGACAGTCGCTGGCATCGCATCAAACGTCAGCACAGTGGCTGGCATCCAAGCGGATGTGACGGCTGTTGCTGGCGATGCCACTGACATCGGAACCGTTGCCACCAACATTGCGTCTGTCAACACAGTGGCTGGCAACATCAGTGAGGTTGTTGCTGTTGCCAACGATCTGAATGAAGCGGTGTCCGAGGTTGAGACGGTAGCCAACGATCTCAATGAGGCGGTATCGGAGATTGAGACGGTTGCGGCCAGCATCGCCAATGTCGATACGGTTGGCACCAACATTGCCAACGTCAACACCGTGGCTGGCAATAACGCCAACGTCACAACGGTTGCTGGTATCAGCGCAAACGTCACAACCGTGGCCGGGATCTCTGGCAACGTGACTACGGTTGCTGGCATCAGCGGCGATGTTACTACGGTTGCGGCTGATGGCACTGACATCGGCACAGTAGCTGGCGCAATCAGCAATGTTAACACTGTCGCTGGCATCTCAGGCAACGTGACAACCGTTGCTGGGATTAGCGGCAATGTTACGACAGTTGCGGGGATTAGTTCTGATGTGACGGCTGTCGCAGCAGATGCGACTGACATTGGTACGGTAGCCACTAACCTTACTGGCACTGACACCATCGGCACTGTGGCTACCAACATTGCAAACGTAAACTCAGTTGGCGGTTCAATCTCTAATGTCAACACCGTTGCGACTAACATCTCATCGGTCAACGACTTTGCTGACAAGTATCGTATTGGCGCATCTGACCCAACAGTGGACAACGATGAAGGTGATTTGTTCTACAATACCACCACAGACACGTTGAAGGTGTACACTGGTGCTGCTTGGGAGCAGGGTGTAACGGCTGGCTCTGGCTTCTTGCCCACAACTGGCGGCACGATGACAGGCGACATCAATTTCGGCGACAACGACAAGGCCGTTTTTGGTGCTGGGTCTGACTTGCAGATTTATCACGATAGTGCAAATGCTAATAGTTACATTCAAGATGCTGGGACAGGTCAGCTAAGATTAGAAGCTGATAGTGTTGCAATTACAAACACTGGACATACAGAATATGTTGCTTTGTTTAATGAAAACGCAGATGTAAAACTTTATTACGATGGCTCAGAAAAACTCGCCACCAGTGCCACTGGCGCGGTCATCACCGGAGTGCTGACTGCGGATGGGTTGACTATAAGCACAGACGGTTACAGACAATTACTACTTACATATCCTGACGCGTTTACATCAAAGTTACAAATAGGCTTTTCTAACTTTTATGTGCAAGGTTCTGTGACAACCGATGAACTTACTATAGCAAACAATTCGAGCGGTCAGACTAAATTTATAAACCAGAGCAAAACATCACTTCTTATTGATAACTCTAACGATGTGTCGCTGTATGATTCAACAGGCACAACACAAGGTTTCTTCTGGGATGCCTCGACACAGCGGCTTGGGCTGGGAACTACGAGTCCCTCCAGTTATGGGCGTCTCGCAGTGATGACACCGACAGCTAACTACGGCTTTTTTGGCGTTGACAATTCTGTTGGCGGCGGCGGCGGTATCAACCTTGCGGCTTACTACGGCACAACAAAAATAAGCTACATCGACACTACGTTGGAAGATGGCACTCCCGCTTCGGAAGACACAAGAATTACGTTTGCTACAATTAACAATGGAACACTGGCTGAAAAAGTCCGCATCACATCGGATGGCTCGGTGGGCATCGGCACTGCGAGTCCTAGTGATAAGCTACACGTTGAAGGCGACATCCGTGTAAATAATGCGATTGAAAGCCCAAACAACCTCAACCTTGAAGCTGAAAATGGCGCATTGCGATTTTACACAGGGTCAGGTAGCCCTAGCGAAAGGGCGAGGCTGGATTCGTCAGGGAATTTCTTGCACGGCAAAACATCTGCAAACTATCGCTCAGATGGAGTGGAACTAAACTCAAACAACAAACTGTACTTATCAAATACCAGCGACAGCTGTTCAAATATGAACCGTGAGGGTACAGACGGTACTGTTTTGGCGTTTAGTAAAGCTGGGGCTACGGTTGGAATAATAAGCATCACCACATCCGGCACCACCTACAACACCACCTCCGACCTACGCCTCAAGGAAAACATCGAACCGCTAGTCGCTACCGACAAGCTGATGGCGATGAACCCAGTGTCGTACAACTGGAAGGCTGACCCTGACGGCCCACGTTCTATGGGCTTTATTGCACAAGAGATGCAAGAGGTAATGCCAGAGGCCGTGGCTGCTGGCGATGATGAAGATGCGATGATGTCTATGGACTACGGACGCATTACGCCGATATTGGTGTCTGCGTTGCAGGATGCACATCGTAAGATTGAACAACTGGAACAGCGTATTGCTGATATGGAGGCTAAATAATGTCTAGCTTTGGACCTAACCATCATGCGGCTGGCTCGTGGGCAAATATAAATGGCGGCACATCCGCATTTAGAGATAGCTTTAATACATCTTCACTGACAGACCACGGCACAGGAGATTTTAGCGTAAACTTTTCGACTAACTTCTCAAACGCCCTCCATTCATCAAGTGGGCTGGCAAATCAAAACCAGTCGACAAACTACAATAGAAATGTCTCTGGCGTAAGCGCACTAAGTTCAAGTTATATAAGAACTAGGTCTTGCTATTCCCCCACAGGAGGGCTTGGAGATTGGGAAAGCATACAGATAATAACCCACGGTGACATCTAATGCACTTGCTTGGCCGCATAACAAAGGCAAAGCAAAGCCTTCAACCACACCAGACAGAGTATGCTGTTGTGTATGAGGACGTTGATATGGACTGCTGTGCTGTTATGCACCCTGACCCACACGCTATGTCTGCGCTAATGGCTGGTGGTGTATTCCCGCCTGTCTGGGTTTATTGGGAATTGGCAAAGGACGAGGCACAGCCTGATTTCAAACGGCACACTAGAGGCTATCTGTTGCACGACACGCCAAGAGAAGGG